CATTAGTACCTCAAAGTGAGGCTTGCATAGTTCGACGGGTTCCCCCACCCCGGTAGGGTTGGCGATACGGGTAGCCCATTCTTCGCCGCATATTTTGCATTGAAAGAGACTCATATCCTTAGCCTCTCTTTCTTACAACTTGGTAAGAGTTAAGGTTAAGGTTTAGAGTTGGCAGAATTGATGCCTTGATTAAGTCCATAATTTGATTTTCAAGGGTCAATGAATCGCCGTACATATCCGCCCAGTCGTCTACCTCTATTGTTAATTTATAGTTAGCCATTTTTATTCTCCTGTCTAGTTGGGATTGTTCCCGTGCCCCCATACGGTCTCGCACCGTGCGCCGCCTGTCAACGGTTGGGGGCTGTGAGTTACCTCACATTAATGTGATGGGAATGTTCCGAATCCGTACTCTTCGTAATTCTGCTCCATTGATAAGGTCTCAACCCTTAGGGCGTCAACCTTGTCGATTAAATCCAAGGCGAACCCTTCGGTGAGGTGACCAGATTTAGAGAGGTCAACAATTGCCTCTTTCAAGATATTAAAATCGTGAATGTTTAATTTTGCTGTCATTTTCTATCTCCTGTCGCTGTGGGCACTTCCCACCTTGCTATCGCAAGAGTCTCACGCTCAAGGGGGGTGTGTCAAGGATATTTCGTGTGATTTACATCACATTATTCGACAAGGGTAAATATCGATTTATCGACAATTGAAAGTAGTTGAAAGTTCAACTACTTCCCCGCTATGTTACCGATGAGTAACTTACAGGGTCTCTATGTTACCGACCAGTAACTTAAGGTTCTCGAAGTTATCCACAGGGCAAAGTTATCCACAGGTTTATCCACAGGCAGATAGTTCCCCTGTGGATAATTATTGATAATCCGATTTTCATTTATTATGTAAACCTAAAGAGACCCTTGATGGGTCTCACAATATGAGACGGAATAGAGAGACAGGTCAGTGTCGATATGTCGACAATTATAGATAGTCATATGCTTTGACCCCGGGTGTATTTAGGGTCAGTGTGATGTATATATATGTCTTACCCAATATATTTCTGTTATAAAATAGCCCTGTGACCAGGGCTTTTATATATAGTAGCCCCCATATATAATATATTTATATACCTAGTGTTCGGTTTTACCCGTTCCAACGGGTTATCTTATATAGCAAGAACTTATAAAGTTCTAGCGAACTTCGCTTCGCTAGGGCTTCGCTCGTTCGATATAATATATAAATATCGAACCTACTTCGTAGGAATGCGCCAGAGTTATGCCGTTATTTAATAGGCGTGATAGGTGTTATATTTATGCCCCAGAGGGGCACAGGATGGGACACTAAATGGGACGTAAAGCCGGTAAGCAAGATATGTCCAAGAAGGAAGCCCAGGAGCGAGTTCTCATCCAACTAGCCCAGGGCAACACCATTACTGGTGCTATGGGTACCGTCAACCGTAATGACACAACTTTTAGACAATGGGTGATGCAAGACCCTGAGTTCAAGGAACGCTCCGAAAAAGCCCGCCTAGAAGGTAAGGGCATCAAGGCTGACCTCAAGGAGTTAAAGGACATCGAGTTCCCTGACTTCTGTGAGCAGTTCCTAGATACCAAACTCTTCCCCCACCACCTCAACTGGTTCGATATGATTGAGGGTCGGGAACCTAGATGGCTACATCCTGCTATGACCTACGAACAGGCAGCCCTCAACAGAATCTTAATTAACGTACCACCTGAGCACGCCAAGTCTACGGTCATCACGACCAACTACGTGGTCTACCGAATTGTGACCAACCCGAACACTAGAGTCATTATCGTCTCTAAGACTCAGGGTATGGCTCGTAAGTTCCTAGGAGCAATCAAGACTCGACTAAGCCATCCGGCTTACACCAAGTTACAGGTTGCCTTCGGTCCAAATGGTGGATACAAGGCAGATGCTACCCAGTGGCAGGCAGATATGATTTACCTAGGTACTGGTAGAGATTCAGGCGAGAAGGACCCAACGGTTCAAGCCCTCGGTATCGGTTCTCAGATTTACGGTGCACGTGCCGACTTGATTATCGTCGATGACGCTGTGATGGGTTCAAATGCCCACGAGTGGGAAAAACAGATGGACTGGCTTCAGAAGGAAGTTATCACCCGTCTTGGTAGACACGGTAAGTTAATTATCGTTGGAACCAGAGTGGCACCGATTGACCTCTACAAGATGCTCCGTGACCCAGGGCAGTGGTCCGGTGGCAAGTCACCTTTCACCTACTGCGCTATGCCAGCCGTTCTTGAGTTTGATGAGAAGCCTGCTAACTGGAAAACACTTTGGGCTAAATCAGACCAACAAGAAAACGAATTGGATGACCCAGATGAGAACGGACTTTTTCCCAAGTGGGATGGACCTTCTCTCTTTACGCGCCGCTCTGAAGTCGCACCGTCAGTTTGGGCTATGGTCTACCAGCAAGAAGATGTCCAAGAAGACAGCATCTTCTCCCCTATCTGTATCCAAGGTTCCGTCAACGGAATGCGAAAGCGCGGTCCTCTCAAAGTAGGAACTGCTGGACATCCTAAGCATCTTGAGTCAACCTATACAGTTATGGGTCTTGACCCTGCTATGGCAGGTGCCACAGGTGCAGTCATTGTTACTTACAACAGAGCCGACGGAAAGATTTACGTACTTGATGCAGTCAATATGACTGACCCAAGCCCAGCCAAGATTCAATCCTTGATTGAAGAATGGGTTGAGAAGTACAAGCCACAAGAACTGCGTATTGAAATTAACGCTCACCAGAAGGCTTACGCCCTGGATGAGAACTTAAGAAACTTTCTAGCCCAGTATGGGTGCCAGTTGAACTCACACTTCACTGGTAAGAATAAGTGGGACACATCTTTTGGTGTGGCATCTATGGCAATGCTCTTTGGCAATGCACGTGATGGTCGATTCCAAGATAACAACATCATCGAACTGCCTTCTAACGAAGGCTCCGAAGGTCTTAAGACTTTGGTTCAAGAGTTGATTACCTGGAAGCCAGACACCAAGAACCCTACCGACTGCGTTATGGCTCTATGGTTTGCGATTATTCGCATCCGTGAGTTGATGCAGCAGTCATCCAGAGTGGGACAGTACCAAACCAACCGATGGGCAACTAGGGCGCAGATGTCCTCACGTGGCTCACTGAATTTAGACGAAGCCTTTGCAGAGCAATGGGCACAAACTTACGGATAGGAAACCAATGGCATTATCAATGGAGCAGGTTGCAGCGAGAGTTCAATCTCTGCGCTACCGCAACAATGAGCGTGATGCACGCAATCTCGATGTCCTTGCTGTCCGCAAAGGAAAAATCTCTGAGGTTTACCCAGACTTCTTCCCAGATGGCGTAGATGCAAACGTAGTCGCAAACTTTATCGACATCGTAGCCCGCGACCTATCTGAAGTAATGGCTCCGCTTCCAGCGGTTAACTGCTCTGCAGCCAACGCGGTCAATGACCGTGCACGTTCTTTTGCAGATAAGCGTACTCGCATTGCTGCTAACTATTTTCAACATTCTGATTTGGCTGTACATATGTACTCAGGCGCTGACTGGTACATAACATTTGGTTTCGTCCCTTTCATCATTGAATTAGACGAAGAAAGCAAACTGCCTCGCATCCGCGTAGAAAACCCAGTGGGGGCTTACCCAGAGTTTGACCGCTACGGACGCTGTGTTGCATTTGCAAAACGATATATGATGACGCTAGGCGAACTCGTTACTCAGTTCCCTGAATACGATTCAATGCTCCTTGGACCTATGGGTTACAAGCAGGACTTGAATGCTCAGGTTGAGTTAATTCGCTATTACGACAAAGACCAGTCGGTCATCTATATCCCATCAAAGGACAACCTAGTTCTATCGAAGGCTGCAAATCCTATCGGTAAGATGATGGTAGTCATCGCACGTAAGCCATCTATCGACGGTGAACTACGTGGACAGTTTGATGATGTTCTTGGTATCCAGTTGCTCCGCAACCGCTTTGCGTTGCTTGCAATGGAAGCAGCAGAGAAGAGCGTTCAGGCTCCTATCGTTCTTCCACAGGATGTACAGGAACTACAGTTGGGTGGAGATGCGGTTATCCGTACATCTAACCCAGCGGGTGTTCGTCGCGTGGAACTCAATGTGCCAGCGGGAGCATTTACAGAACAGCAACTACTCAACCAGGAACTCCGAGTAGGTGCACGTTATCCTGAAGGACGTACAGGAAACATTGATGCCTCTATTGTCACTGGACAAGGCGTACAGGCTCTTATGGGTGCATTTGACACCCAGGTTAAGTCAGCACAAGCAATCTTTGCTGCAGCACTTCGTGATGTAATCAGCACTTGCTTTGAAGTTGATGAAAGAATTTTCCCAGAAGAGAAGACCATTCGTGGTGTCGACGCTGGTTCCCCATACGAAATCACATACAAGCCTTCTAAGGACATCAAGTCTGACTACTCAGCCGATGTTCGTTACGGAATGCTTGCTGGTTTAAACCCTGCACAGGGACTTATCTTTATGCTTCAAGCACTTGGTGGCGGTCTTATCTCCAAAGATATGGCTATGCGTGAACTCCCATTCACCGTTAACGTAACACAGGAATTAGAAAAGATTGAAATTGAGAAGATGAGAGATTCTCTTCTTGGTTCCATTACTGCCTACACACAAGCCATCCCACAAATGGCTGCATCTGGCGGAGATGCTTCAGAGGTAGTTCGTAAAATTGCTGCGGTTATCAAAGCACGCCAAAAGGGACAGGCGCTTGAGGATGCGATTGAAGCAACCTTCGCTCCGCAGCAACAAGTTCCTCCTGCTGGGGCAGCACCTATGGTTGAGCAACCGTCCCCTGCTCCCGCCGCTTCTCCAGCAGGAGGCGCTCTTCCACCAGAAGGCGCACCGCAAGGTATGCCAGGTGAAGCACCTGCTATGCAGCAACGACCAGATATGCAAACACTTATTTCAGCACTTACCTCAAGCGGTAAGGGTTCAGCAAGAGTGACAACTACGTCAAAAAGATAACAAAGTAGGGGACAATGACAACACTGATTGGTATCGAATACGACGATAGTTGTGTCCTTGTTGCTGATAGCAGGACTACAGATGACAGTGGATATATCTACACTCATCCAAGTGTCAAAAAGATTTCAGAATCAAATGGTTACTTGATTGCAGGCTCAGGCGAGGTTCTACCTTGCGATGTAGCACAACATATCTGGGAACCACCAGTTCCAACAAAGTCCGACAAGAAGGATTTGTTTCATTTTATTATTACAAAGTCGATGCCATCGCTTCGTAAATGTCTTTCATCAAATGGTTTTAACTTTGATGAGCCAAAGACAGAACAAAGATTTCAATTTCTCATAGCATTGTGCGGTGAGATATTTGATATCGACCACGAGTTAGCAGTAAGTAAGAACATAAGCGGAGTTTACGCTGCAGGTTCTGGTGCACCTTATGCACTCGGAGCACTGCACGCAGGGGCAGATGCTTACGAAGCAATGGAAATTGCATCAAAACTTACAGCCTTTACCTCAGGTCCTTATCTATCCAAAACACAATTCAAACATTCTAAGTAGGAGGCAACGTGACTACTGCACCTCAAGACCCACGTGGCGGATACCGCCCAACAGCAGGTCAAAATAACACAGGTGTTTCAGCAACAGGTGGTAACGGTTCAGCCGACGGTGTTCCAAACATCAACTACACAGGCTTTGCGTATGGACAGAACCAAGAAATTAACCAAGCAGCGAACTCAGGTCTACCTATGGGTCAGCAACCAGCAACACCTGCTGGTATGGCAAATATGAATCTTCCGGAGATTACTCCTATCACCGCACCTTCAGAGACACCTGACCGCCCTATTACATACGGTATGCCATTCGGTGATGGTGCTGGTCCAGAAGTTAACCCACTTCCTGTAGGTCTCGCTCAACAGCAGGACCCTTCATATCAAATTATTCGTGCGCTTTACCAACAGAATCCACGCAACGAAGACCTGCGTTATCTTGTTGAGACAATGGATGCTCAAGCACAGCAAATGGTGCAGTAGTGGCAGACCAGAAAAAACTTTCAGGCGTACTCTCACAGGCTCAACTTGATGCTGAGGCGCTTTACGCTGCAGCAGCAGGCATAAATCCTGCACAGGCTGAACTGATTAAGAAGAACGCACAGGGAAACATTATGTCTCCAGGTGTTCTCCAGTCATTGTCTGCACTAGGTGTAGATGCCAAGTCTGGCGTAGCAGCAAGCATTGCTAATATTGATGCGTCAACTCGTGAACAACGTCTTGCTAATCAGAAAGATGTTGCTACAAAGCGAGAGACTGAAGCATTTAAGGATACTAAGCGCGGTCAAGTTTGGCAAGCAATTAAGTTTGGTGCTCGTGGTGTAATCACAGCCTTCAGCGCAATTCCTCAGTTCGTAGATGCAACATATAGAGTAACTCGTGAAGAGGTCCAGAATCGTGGAGTTGTATCTGGATTAACCGCAGGCTTGGGTATTAACCCATTCCTTAGCGGTGAAGAAAAAGGCAAGATTATTGATAGAACTTTAGAGCAGACTCAGTACGGTCAGATTGCACTCAAATCAATTGCTGATGCTAAAAAAGGAAAGTTCCCTGACATCCAAATGGGTGAAGGATTTTTTGCTTCTGAAGAAATTGGTATTGGGCACAAGGCTCGCCAGGCTTCACTTGGTGCAGCAAAGATTGCAATTCGTAATGACGAAGGCAAACTCCTTGGCTACCGACCAAGAACATTATTTGGTGATTCATTCTCGAATGTATTCACATTAGGAAATCCTGAGACCGTAGCAGGAGCAAACATTGCTCTAGCGGCAGATATTGCTGGCTCATTCTTCCTTGACCCAGGCATTGCCAAAGGTCAGCAGATTAGAGAACTAAGAAAACTTGCAGAACAACAGCAAGCATCAGGTGCTCTTAAGGCTGCAGCAGAGACTATGAAGCGTCTGTCAGACATTGAAGAAGTAGAAAAGCAGGTCATTGAATCCGCTAAGGCTCTTCGTACTCAAGCAGATGCAGTCAAGAACCTTGACGCTGAAACTTTAACAAAGCGTGCACGTGATGCACGTGATGCTGCAACTGGCAAAGCCGAAGATACAATTAAATCTTCAGTAAGTGTACGTGTTGCACAGGCTCGTCTTGACGAGATTGCAGCAAAGAAGGCTGAACTTATTGAGAAGGCTAATACAGCCACTGAATCTCGTAAGGCTATCGAGGCAGCACTTAAGGCTCCTGCAATAGTTGAGCGTACACAGAATGCTTTAATCAAGCAGACAAAGCAACTTGAGCAAGTCAAGTCAGAAATTTCAGATGCTGTTGCAGCAGGTCGTTCTCCGATGTATACATCAGATGACCTTGACAATCTACAAGCATCTATTAAAGCACTAGAAGAAAAACTCGCTACAACAAAGGGTTTAATTCCAGAGACTCCTGTAACACAGGATGCACTCCTTGCTGCTAAAGAACTTGAAAAGAAGTCTAGGGCTTTCGTTAAGGAAGCATCTGAGGCTGAAAAGTTCTCTATCAAGCAGGTAGCAGAGCGTTCTAAAACACAGAGAGCAATGGAATCACTGAATGAGCGTGCTCTTCGTGAGGCTGCTAAGGCTAAGAAGGCTGAGCGTACTCTTTCAGAGAAACTATCTGATGCAACTCTTAGTCTCAAGGATAAGCGTAAGGCTTGGGAGATAGATGTTCAGCGTCTTGCTAACATCAATCAAACTGCAGAGCGTCCAGAGTTTGCATATCAGGCTATCGCTGACTTCTTGACCGCTGGTCACGGAACTGCAGCAGTTGATAAACTCGTTGAGTTAACCGACTGGAAGCAAATCTGGCGTAAAGCAGATGGCAAGATTAACCACGATGTAGCACGAGCACTCGCTGATGCTACAACTCCAGATGATATTGTTGACATTCTCAGCCCATATCTCCTTAAGGGTGATATCCAGGCTGGGGTTCTAAAGCCAGGATTACTTGCCCGTAGAGGCGAAGCAATTACTGCCCGCACAAAGTTTGCTATGCCAGCAGTGCGTACACTCCAGGGTGTAGGGGCACGAGTACAGTCTCGTTTAATCGAGCACGAGAAGTACGCTAACCTATTTTCAGCATTCAATAATGGTGCACAGGTTGTTGCCAAGTCGGTAAGACGTGGATATCAGACTAAGGTTAAGGCTGGTTCTATCGTCAATATCCACGATAGAGAAGAACTTTTGCGTGCTACAGAAGACTTTGGCGTAGCATCTAAACTTGATAGAAAAGTTCTTGATGGAATCATTGATGAGATTGCAGATGCTGCTTCAGCATCAGTTGCTGGCTACGCCGCATCAGTCAAATTGATGAAGGCTGTCTTTGCTCAGTATGGGGAAAAAGTTCCATCATATATGCAGGACTCATTCAAGAGTTACACAACAGCATTCCAGAATTCTGCCGAAGAGATGTCATCTTACTGGGCTAAACGCCACGTTGCAGGAGATGCAAAACTTGAATATATTACACTCAAGGGCGAAAGCGTTGTTCTTCCTGGTCCACATCTTTCATCTGAGTTGTTGAACTCAACAGTATATTTCCCACCAGTTTCAGAGTTACTACGCCTTACATCTAAGTTGAGCAAAATTAAAACAGTTTCTCAGGCAACCGAAATTGGCGATGCTCTTATCGGAAACTTCTGGAAGAAGATGGTATTGGTACGCCCGGCGTACATCATCCGTAACATTGCAGAAGAGCAGATTCGTGTGGCTGCGACAGGTCACATCTCATTCTTTAGCAATCCAGGTATGGCTATGGCTATGTGGCTTGGTCGTGACGAAGGAAAGTCTTGGCGCAAAGTCTTGCGTCAGTTTGACACATACCGTCACACAGTATTTGACGAAGGATTCTCAACTGGTGATGATGCACTAGACATTCTTGATGAGACACTTGGTCACAATGTAAAGAACTCATATGTAGATATGATGAACTCTAATACAACTGGTCTTGATGCAAGCAACTTTAAGGTCTTACAGTTCAAGAACATTGGACCAGTAACCTTTGGAGCACCACGATTCTTTGATGGTATCGCTAACCAAATGCGTATGCTTAACTCAGATACATTTGCAAGAGTCGTAGCAGGCTTTGATACACCTCAAATCAAGGCAGCAATGGCTAAGGGACAGTTCCGCCAGGATGCTGTCATTGATTACTTCCTATATGGCGCAGGGCGCAAGGAATTAGACGCATTTGCTGAGTCAACACCACAAAAGTTTAAGGCGTTTATCAAGACTCCTGAAGGTCTTAGGAGTTATCTATACACAGGCAAGTCACCAAAGGGTGAAGATATCTCAGTTCTTGCTCGTGTGACAGAAACAACAGGTGGCAATAAGTCACTTATGGAAATGGTTGCCAGAGGCAAGGTTTCTATTGGTGGCACAGAGTTCAAAATCCCACGTCCTGAGGATGGGGCAGTTAACTCAATTAGCAATTCTAAGGCAATGAAGGCTGGCAAGAAAGCACTGCTTGAAGAGCAGTCTAAATTTGCTAAACAACTCAAAGATACATTTTCTGATGCCGGGAACTGGGACAATGTTACGGTAAATGTTCCATCTAGGAATGTTGCTATTGCCGAAGGTGAAAATTCTAAGAACTTTGTATCTAGGTTTGTTGACGGGTTCTTTGATAAGGCTACAGAATTTGAAAAGAATACAACATTCGGTCCAGAGTTCCGTCAGGCTTACTGGGATGCTATCAATCGCATCGCAAAGTCGCTAGATTCTGACGCTAAGGCTGCACTTTTTGCTGCTGCACAGGATTCATTGACTCCATTGCAGAAGGCTGGTAAGCCAGTAGGTTCAAAGCACCCAGTATGGAATGCATTTAATGCAGCAGATGGCAATGGTCCACTATCTTTGGAAGATGCTCACGCATATGCAGACAACTATGCTCGTAAGCAAGTCAAAGACCTGTTCTATAATGCTCAAGAGAAGCGACTTATCTTCCATCAACTACGTTTGATTGCACCATTTGCAGCAGCGTGGGAGAATACAATCAGCAAGTGGGCTGAACTGGGTATGGAAAACCCATATAAGATTTATAAGGGTGTTAAAGCACTACAGTGGGCACAAGACCCAGAGTCTTCATCCATCTATCTTATGACAGATGCTTCAGAATACTACGACCCTAACCAGGGATTCTTCTTTACTAACCCTGATTCCGGTCAGCGTCAATTCTTTGTACCATTTGCTGGCACCGTAATGGCTGCCCTTGCGAAGCAAGTAACTGGTGCTAACTACAATGGTGCACCTATAGCATTTACTGCTAACCCTATGTCATTTAACTTCGCATTCGGTTCAGGAACAATGCTTCCTGGTATCGGTCCTGGAGTTACACTGCCTCTTAGCGCATTAAGTACATTCAATAACAATATGATTGACAATATGCCAATGGGTATCCAGAAGTGGCTATTCCCATTCGGGCGTGCAGACTTTAGTGGTGGATTGCAGTCAGCGATTCTACCTGGTAACTGGAACAAGATTCTAGGCTTTGCAACAGGCTCAGAGAATACATACGCATCTAACTTTAAGCCAGTAATGAACTATCTTGCATCAGGTGGAAACTATAACCTAGATAACCCTGATGACCAGGCTCGCTTGGTTGCAGATACAGATACATTCTCACGCTGGGAATCAGTAATGCGTGGCGTTGTTGGTCTAGTATCACCTGTAAGCCTTATCCAGAATGGTCTTGCCAAGGATAAGGATGGGGATACAACCCTACAGACAGCACTGCTTGAAGATTTCCAGACTATATTCCAGAGCAATGATGGCGATTACAACAAGACTTGGTATGACTTCCTTAACCTATACGGTGCATCTCAAGCCTTCGCGCTTATCACAGCAAGCGCAGGAAATGGTCCATCTAACTGGGATTCATACAACTTCGTAATATCTAACCCTGATGTTGCATCTAAGTATCAAGATGTATGGGGATATGTAATGCCAGGTGGTGGGTTATCTACAGAGATGTACAAGTGGAATGTTATTCACGGTACAAAGAAAAAGTTATCTCCAAAAGAAATTCTTGATAAGGTAAACAACCAGCGTTATTACGCTACCCGTGATGCACTTATGACACGAGTAGATGCAGGCGAACTAGACAAAGACGGTTATCGCGTAGCACTCCAGACACTTAAGGATGCTATGGGCGGTGGACCTGTTGCAGAGTTCGACCCTAATAAGCGTGGTCGTGTTATCTCTCAACTCCAAGAACTTACTAGGGATGAGCGATTTGTAGATGCTCCATCAGTAGTAGCATTACGCGACTATATGGCTTTGCGTCAGACATCATTAGATAACCTAGGCAAGAAGACATTCACTGGTGCAAAGTCAGAACAAGAAGAACGTGACTGGCTTGCAGCACAAGCAGAGTGGGTTATCGAAAGTAATCCAGATTTTCAGAAGATGTTCTACGCATTTTTCGCAAATGAATTGGAAGGTAAATAATGACAACGGGACCAACACCTACTCCCCAGCCTAGTCCTGCTTCTACTGGAACATTATCACCTAGAGCACAGGAAGTAATTGCTACCCGTCAAGGTCAATCTGTTTCATCTGGCACCGCTTCTAAAGGTGTTGACTTTAGTAAGATTAACCGAGGGTATGACCCTGTAACTGGTAAGCCGATGACTAAGGTTATCTATCAACCAGTTAAGGGTGTTGTCTACAATGAGGCATACATTAACAATATGTCTCCTGAAGAACGCGAAGCGTTCCAGCAGAAACTATTAGATATTGGTGCCTACCCAAAGGGTTATGTACCTGTCAAGGGATTAGTATCTCAGCAAGACTATGATGCCACAGCCAAACTTGTTAATATTGGTGAGCAAAAGGGTATTGGTAATATCAATACTGTCATTGATACCATCAAGAAGGACAAGGAACTACAGGCATATCTTAAGACTGGTGGCTTTACTGGCACTGGTACAAAGGTAATCACAGATACAACTGAGGCTAAGTCTAATCTTAATAGTTTTTTCCTTGATATGTTTAACGATAAGCCAAGTAAAGCAGAAGTAAATGCTTATCAGAATGCACTCAATGCCCGTGAGAGAACTGCTAAGGGTGGTATGTCAGCGCAGGAGCGCAACGATATCATCTTATCTATTGCCAATAAGAGACTATCTTCGCTGACATCAGGTGCCCTTACAGGGGATATGACTGCTGCAGAGAAGTTAGATGAAGGTCAACTAGGTAAGAGAGTCCGTGAGATTCGTGCACAGTACGAAGAGAACGGTATTCCTGTTAGCGATAGAACTGTCTACAAGTTAGCAGGCAAGTCATTCCGCAGTGAGACTGCTTGGGATACAGTGCAAGAAGACATTGTTCGCAGTGCATCACTCCAATGGGGTAAGGCTGCCGAAGGTCTTAAGCCAGGACAGACTGTACGCTCACGCCTACAGCCATACATAACCCTTCGCTCACAGATTCGTAATGTACCTGAAGACCAGATTAAGACTCAGGATGTAGTCGATGCTCTTAATGCAGACGGAACATTAAAGAATGTTGCTGACTATAAGGCAGCACAGTACAAGAGCGATGACTATCTTAACGGTGATGAATACAAGTCTGTAGTTCTTAACGATACCAAGACCGTACTACGTAACTTTGGAGTGATGTAATAATGGCGAAGAAACCTAAACTTGCTCCAACAGTAACTATTGGTGGAGCGCCAGCAGGTTACAGACCTGTTGCATCAGTGCAACCAACTGTTACTATCGGTGGTGCACCAGCAGGATATAAGCCTACTACATCAATGCAGCCAACCGTCACCATTGGTGGCGCTCCTGCTGGCTATACACAGACAACTACACCTAACTATATTACAGGTGAGGGTGTGCCAGGAGTAGGTGGTTTTACCCCTACACCTAATTACATTACTGGTGAAGGAGTATCACAACCAGGTGTACTTCCTAAGGTAACAGTAACCCCAAAGACATCACCATTCGATGCAGCAAGTGATGCAATCCTTGCCAACACACTTAAGTCTTATGGAATGGAAGGCGTTGCTGCAACGATTGCACAGATTCGTGCAGACTATCCAGAGATTTCCAGTGAGAACCTACTACTTCTACTTAAGAATGATAACCGCTACAACGCTGAATACAATAAGCGATTCGCTGGCAATGTTAAGTTAAAGGCAGCAGGGCTTCCCACTCTTGATGATGCTACATATCTTAAGACTGAAGATGAATACAAAAAGATTTTTACAGCGTATGGTGCAACATCACTAGCAACCAAAGATTACTACGCAACACTTATCGGTAATCGTATGGATGCGGTAGATGTTACTGAACGTATGAATAAAGGTTATGCTCGAATTATAAATACACCGGGAGTCAAGCAGGCTTTCCAAGCCTTCTACTCTGCAGCGACAGATGGTGACATCCTTGCTGTACTAATGGACCCTGAGACACAGTTCCCTATTCTGGAAAGAAAAGTATTAGCAGCAGAAATTGGCGGAGCAGCACTTGCTCAAGGTCTAAAGACAAGCCTTGCTACTGCAAACGAACTCGTCGGTGCTAACGTAACACAAGCCGCAGCGCAAACAGGATACTCAACTATCGCTCAAGGTATGGGTACATACGAGAAGATACTTGAAATGAATACTGGAAAAGATGTTAAGACAGAGGATGTTCAAGCAAAACTTGAAGCATCGAAACTTAAGAAAGAAGCCAAGGCTATTCAAGAAGAGCAGGCTGCTATTGGCGTAGAGGTTGCAAGATTCTCTGGAGGTCCAGGAAGATTTGCATCTAAGGATAGAGCCCAAGGCTTAATCTAAAACAAGAATCCTGAGCGGACCTACCAGCCCCGCCAGCGTAACAGACTGGTAGCAAGAGCCAGACCAATCCCCCGACTGGAACCTGAGGCTTGCGAACTAACTAATAGAGAAGGGTGGCAGTTGCTATGAGCAACAACTACTGGGATGAAGAAGACGATGACCTCGATACCGATGTATCGGAAACACAGATGGATGGAAGCGACCTCTTAAAGAAGTTGCGGAAAGCCAAGCGTAATGACGAGAAGCGTATCAAGGAACTCACTGAGCAACTTGAGGGACTAACCAAGTCGCAGCGTGAGCGAACCGTCAAGGAAGTCCTAGAAAAGAAGGGTGTGAATCCTAAAGCAGTACGACTAATCCTCAAGGACATCGACGATGTATCTGAAGAGTCAGTGAATAACTGGCTAGAAGATAACGGAGATTTGTTCGGGCTTACAAGTACTCAGGAAGCACCGCAAGCGAGTGAAACAGACCGTGCTGCATTACGTCAGCAGGATGTTATGACTCAGGGTGCAATAACACCCGACAGAGCAGAGAACTTAAGTTTGAGAATGGACCAGGCAGATAACCTGGATGATTTCTTGAACGTTCTCCGTTCGCAATAAAACTAATCATAGTTTCTAACACTAAAGGAATAAACCTAAATGGCAAACGCATATACAACCACAGGTTCCTCCTCACTCGGAGGTACCGCTAATGCTGCCGGTCTTGTACAGAAGGCTTATGACCGTCTCTTGGAGTTCGCACTTCGTTCAGAGCCACTCATTCGTTCAGTCGCAGACAAGCGCCCAGCACAGCAGGCAATCCCAGGTTCAACAGTAGTTCTACAACGCTACGTTGACCTAACAGCAACGACAACACCGTTGACTGAAGATGAAGACAAAGATGCAGTAGCACTGTCTACACCAACATCTGTGACAATTACTCTTGCAGAGTACGGTAACTCAGTTCTCGTAACTCGTGCACTTGAATTGTTCTCACTTGCAGATGTAGACCCAGCAATTGCTAACATCATCGCATTCAACCTTGCTGATTCAATTGACTCAGTTGCAATGACAACACTTCGTGGTGGCTCAAACGTCATCTACTCAGGTTCAACTGCAACATCAACAGCAACAGTTACAGCAGCAGCAACACTTTCATCAGCAAATCTTCGCCGCGCTGTTGCAAAGTTGCGTGCTAACAAGGCAACAGGTCGTAAGGGTTCACTCTACTGGGCTGGTATCCACCCAGAAGTTTCACACGACCTTCGTGCCGAGACAGGCTCTGCAGGATGGCTTCTTCCAAATCAGTACGGTTCAGTTCAGGACCGCATCTGGGCAGGAGAAATCGGCACATACGAAGGTGCATACTTCGTTGAGTCAGCACGTCTTTACAACGCAACAGACGGTTCAGGTTCTGCTCGCGTATACCGCACAATCATTGCAGGACAACAGGCAATGGCAGAAGCAGTGGCAGAAGAGCCACACGTAGTCATCGGACCAGTAGTTGACAAGTTGATGCGTCACCGCCCAATGGGTTGGTACGGCGTACTCGGCTTCGCACGCTACCGTGAAGAAGCACTATACCGAATCGAATCAGGTTCATCAATCGCTTAGTTGATTGACGGGTGAGGCTAGGGAAACCTAGCCTCATCAGTAAGTTCACTAAGGAGAACTAATGGCAAATTATATATTCAGACCACCTTATGTACTTGAGGGTCCATCAGGTAAGCATCGCTTGTTTTACTTTGCCACATTACGCAAAGGTGTAAGCATCGCTAAAAGCGGTGGAGTATATTCACGAGTTCGCTATGTAGTTGATTCAACCATCGCGGAATACGAAGAGTTTTATTCTGGCGGATGTCAACACGTAGTCAATGATGCAACAAAGACTGCACTTATTGCAGGTGGCGTTGGAGTAACAGAGGCAAACTTTACAGCACAGTAGGGGACACAATGAATTTACATCAGATACAAAAGCATCCTGAGTATGTCGAAGGTTGCTTTGGTTGCAAGATAGGAACGCTTGAACTAGGAACTGGTGATGCAACAAGAGACATCTCTGACAAGAAATGGACCTCTGAATTGCAGGCTTACCGAGATGCAAGAGCACAGGGTATGCAACCAGCGGGCACTACACGTGCTCACGTAGAAGCAGCATATGAAGCGTCAGCGACATTGGGTAAGGCGTACAACTCCGAGACAATGCCAAAGACAAAAGATATAAATAAAAAATCAACCGAGGTACTCAAAGAAATAGGAGCAATATAATGCCAAAAGTAGGAATGAAAGAATTCGCATACACAGCAAAAGGTATGGCAATGGCTAAGGCTGAAGCCAAGAAGACAGGCAAGCCAATGAAGAAGGCTGCTGCTAAGAAGATGGCAATGAAGAAAATGGGCAAGAAGAAGTAATGATGAATGCAAAACCAAAGCCAATGGCAACACCAATGGCTGGACCAAAGACTCGCATTGCTCCTATGCAATCAAAGGTAGAAGCAAAGCGCCAAGAGAAGGCACTTGCTGAACTGATGAAGAAGCGTGAGATGGAAGCAAAGCGCACTGGTATGTGGAATAACTACAACACGAACTAAGGAAAATTATGACAGACCCTAGACTAAAGCGAGCAGGAGTGTCAGGCTTTAACAAGCCTAAGCGCACACCGAATCACCCAACTAAGTCGCACGTTGTTGTGGCTAAATCAGGAGACCAGGTTAAGACTATTCGCTTTGGTCAGCAGGGTGTCACTGGCGATAAGAAGCCAACAGCACGTCAGGCTTCATTCAAAGCACGTCACGCAAAGAACATTGCTAAGGGTAAACTAAGCGCAGCATACTGGGCAGATAAGGTGAAATGGTAATGGCAAAGAAAGTAGCATTCTGGGATAAGAAGAACCCTAAGAAGAAGTCAACACCGCTTACCCCTGCACAGAAAACCAAGGCTAAGGCTATGGCTAAGAAGGCTGGAAGACCTTATCCAAATCTAGTTGACAACGCAAGAGCAAAGAAAAAATAAACAAAGGTGGGGACAATGCAAGAAAGTATTTCAATCGCTTGGTGCGATAACGGAATGGTAGACGGTAAGTTTATGCAAGGCGTCTGCGATGTACTACTTAAGTCTGGATTAGAATTTAAGTCTACACTTCGCAGTCAAGGTAATCAGATTGCACGCCAGCGTGAGACAGTTATTACCTACTGGTATGACAAGACAGATACAGAATGGCTACTCTGGGTTGACTCAGATGTTGTTATCAGTCCAGAGAAGTTCAAGTTACTTTGGGATAATAGAGACGCTGAGAAGCGACCTATCATTACCGGAGTCTACTTTACAACTGATACACCTGAAGAACCTTTGATGATTCCAATGCCAACTGTATTTAACTTTACAGATAACAAAGACGGTGGCTTTGGTTTGACCAGAGTGCACCCAATGCCTGAGAACAAACTGATTCAGGTAGGCGCTGCAGGTATGGGATTCATCCTGATGCACCGCAGTGTAGTTGAAAAGATTAGGGCAACCGTTCCTGACTCTCCTATGTTTATGGAGATGGGACGCGGGACAAAGTTTATTGGAGAAGACATTTACTTCTTCGCTCTATGTGACCAGGCAGACATTCCAGTCTACTGCCACACAGGTGCAACTGCTCCACATATGAAGCGGTTCTCATTTGATGAGCACTATTACAAAGCATTCTTTGGTGGCAATCAAGCACAAAAGAAATCGAATTTAATCGTACCAAAACGCTAAGGAAGGTTAACAATGGCACTAGGCAAAGCAGGAAGCAGCCTTACAGCAGAACTTAATAGGCTGGCAGGCATCACTGATGTCACAAAGTTTCTTGATGAACAGGGCGCTGCTAATGCTTGGGCTGGTACCACCGGACTTGCAACTGTAGGTGCTTTGAATATTAAAGTCTCAGCATCCCGAACAAGAGATAAGTTCAAGGACATTGATGGTGTCTGCAATGAACTTGCTGGAACAACTGGGCTTGCAGCCCCTGCAGCGTTAAGGAGCATCAACGCCTAATGACAACTACATTAACTAATATGATTGATGAAGTGCTTGTCAATCTTGCGGGATATACATTCCAGCAGGACCGCAGCACTTATATCAAGACAGCGGTTAGCACAACCACATCAACGGTTGCCTCACCTACTATCTTGAGCCTTGGCTCTACAGATTCAGTTGGTAAGGGTATCCTTGAGATTGACGAAGAACTTATCTGGGTAGATAACTTTGACCGTGTTTCTAACACAGCAACAGTATCTCCTTATGGGCGTGGCTATCTTGGTACAACTGCAGCAACACACGCAGCAGAAGCCAAAGTAACTATCTCTCCTACCTTCCCACGCTTTAATGTCAAGCGTGCAATCAATGACACTATCCGCTCCCTTGGAGCGAACATCTTTGCAGTGAAGTCGACAACCTTTACCTTCAATGCTGCAGTATCTACATACGCTTTTGCTAACCTGAACATCAAGAATATCTTGACTGTCTCTTGGCAGGAGATTGGACCTTCTAAGGAATGGCGTCCAATCCGTCACTGGGATTTAGACTCAGTAGCAAACCCTGAAGCATTTGGGTATACATCAGGTACTGACCAAGTGCAGACAATCACTCTAGGTGAAGCACCTATCTCTGGTCGCACAGTAAAGGTTATCTATGCAACAGACCCAGAACCATTTACAAGCAACTCACAGATTTACACAACAGTGACAGGCTTACCTGAGTCAACAAGAGATGTAGTAATCTTAGGCGCAGCCTATCGTCTGCTCTCATTCCTTGACCCAGCACGTGCTGCACAGGTTAGCCCACAGGCTGACGAGACAGACGCTAAGCGCCCATACGGTGCATCACAGACTGCAACCAAGCAACTCTACGCTCTTTACACACAACGCCTTAATGAAGAAACAAAGGCACAACAGCAGAACTATCCTCCCCGTGTTCACTACTCTCGCCGATAAGGACCAGCAATGACAGTTAGAAAATATTCCTCACGCTCTCAGCAGACTACTCTGTCTTCAGCGTTGACATCAAATGCCACAACGATGTCTGTCGTTTCTGGCTCCGCTCTTATGGGTGGCAAGACGCTTACTGGCACTCAGACATACACAGTTGTTATTGACCCAGATACAGCCCTTGAAGAAATTGTAGATGTTACGGTCTACTCGTCTGGCAACACACTTACCATTACTCGCAACATTGATGGCTCAACTGGACAGGCTCACTCAGCAGGTGCAGTAGTTCGTCATATGGCAATCGGTAGAGATTACCAAGAAGCCAATGACCACATTGAAGCATCAACAGATGTTCACGGACTTGCTTCTGGAGCAGCGGTGGTTGGAACAACAACAACCCAGACTCTCACTAACAAGACTTTAACTAGCCCAACTTTAACAACTCCCGCATTAGGAACCCCGGCATCAGGCGTGCTTACTAATACAACTGGACTTCCGTTAACAACTGGCGTAACTGGAACTCTTCCAGTAGCCAACGGTGGAACTGGTATTACTGCACTAGGAACTGGCATTGCTACATTCCTTGGTACTCCATCAAGTGCTAACCTTGCTGCTGCTTTAACAGATGAAACTGGTAGCGGAGCAAATGTATTTGCTACTAGCCCAACAATTTCTAGCCCTACTATTACTGGTACTGGTGCTATTGCTGGTACATTTACTGGAAACATTACAGGCAATGTAACTGGCAACGTTACAGGCAATGTAACTGGTACATCTGGTTCTACTACGGGTAATGCAGCCACAGCAACAGCCCTTGCTACAGGGCGCACAATTAGTCTTACGGGTGATGTAAGTGGTACTTCTGCATCATTTGATGGAACTGGAAACGCTAGCATTACAGCAGCCATTGCTGCTAATATAATTGTAGATGCAGACATTAACGCTTCTGCTGCTATTACGGCTACTAAGATTGCTGGAACTGCTGTAACTCAAGCAGATACTGGCACAGTAACATCAACTATGATTTTAGATGGTACTATTCTTAATGCTGATATTAACGCATCTGCAGCCATTGCTCTTAGTAAGTTAGCGACTGACCCACTAGCAAGAGCCAATCACACTGGCACACAAACAGCGTCAACTGTTTCTGATTTTGACACTCAGGTTCGTACATCTCGTTTAGACCAGATGTCTGCTCCTACTTCATCGGTTGCACTTAATGCTCAAAAGATTACAGGTCTTGCTGACCCTACATTGGCACAAGACGCTGCTACAAAAGCATACACAGACCTACAGATAACCAACCTTATTGCAGCAGCACCTGGTGCCTTAAATACTCTTGATGAGTTGGCTGCAGCACTTGGTGATGATGCATCTTTTGCTACTACTGTAACTAACTCTTTGGCTGCTAAGTTGCCACTTGCGGGTGGCACTATGTCTGGTGCAATTGCTATGGGAAGCAATAAAATTACTGGACTTGGAACCCCAACATCTACTGGAGATGCTGCAACAAAAGACTATGCTGACACTAAGTTGCCACTTTCCGGCGGAACAATGTCTGGCGCTATTGCTATGGGAACCAACAAAATTACAGGAGTTGGAGACCCAACTAACGCACAAGATGTTGTCACTAAATACTATCTTGATAACGTAGTCCTTGCTCCATCTAATCTTACTGGTCCAATTACTTCTACTGGTTCTGCAACTTCTATTGCATCACAAACAGGTACTGGTACAAAGTTTGTAGTAGATAACAGTCCAACACTTATTACCCCTGTGCTGGGTGTTGCAACTGCTACCTCTATAAATGGAACAACTATTCCATCAAGCAAAACTCTTGTGGCTACAGACTCAACTCAATATGTAGTACCAAGCCAGACTGGTAACTCAGGTAAGTATCTGACTACAGACGGAACAACTTCATCTTGGGGAACTGTTGCTTCTTACTCAGCACCCACACTTGGCTCTACATCTATTGCATCAGGAGCCACAGTAACAACAATTTCAGGCTTAACGGACATTGTGCTCAATGGTCCAGGAAGCGTAACAGACGAACTAACACTGCTCCTTATGGGCGCACTCTAATAGAAAGTAGTAACTAATGGCTACAGTAACAAAGGCTCTCTTTAGGGGAGCAGCAACAACAACTCTAACAACAACACTGTATACAGTTCCCTCTGCTACAACAACAGTAGTATCTAATATTGTAGTAGTTAATACAGCAGCAACAGCAGCAACATTTGACCTTGCACTTGATGGAGTTAAACTTGCAGATACAACTGCTATTGCTGCTGACTCAATTGCTACCTTTGACATTAAGCAAGTAATTGCTGCTACTCAAACAATCCAAGGTGGAGCATCAGCAACAACAGTTAACTTCCATATTAGCGGAGTGGAGATTTCCTAATGGCATCAACAGTATTTCCTTTACCAGTAACATCTAGTCCTTCAACTCTTGCAAAATCAATTACGGTTCCATCAGCAAATACAATGTATTCCGCTACAAGCACTTTTTCTGCAGGAATTTATACTATTACTTGCGTTTCTTCAACAATAGCAAAAGTTGATTTTTATGATGGAGCAACTTATATTGCAACAGCAACAACAGTATCTGGTTCTGTTACTTATAATTTAGGACAGGATGCTACTTCTGTAAAAATTTATACAAATACTGGTTCTAGCATAGTTGTTTCTATAGCAATAACCGGAACAACTGTTTCTGCGGTTAGCGGAACGCTTGATACAATTACAAGTACAACAAACAATTACTCTCAAACTGGAGCAGTTTACGCTGTTGTAGTTGGTGGCGGTGGTGGTGGCGGTGGAGCCGTTGGTGGTTACGGTGGCGGTGGTGGCGGTGGTAGTGGTGGCGTTACCGAAGGAAGACTTGCTCTTTCTGGAACAACAACAATTACTATTGGCGCTGCTGGTAATGGTAACGGTGGTGCTGGCGGTGCAAGCAATATTGGAAACCTTACCGCTAACGGCGGTTCAGGCGGTGGTATTGGAAATAATAATGCTACCGGTGGTGGCGCTGGTGGTGGAGGCGGTGGTGGTACTCCTGGCGGAGCCAATGGTGGCAATGGTGGTTTTAGAAATGTTAATAACGCTACTGGAAACTTTGGCAATTCAGGAAATGCAACTACAGCACCTACATTTACTTTTGTTGCAAATGGAACAACTGGCGGTGGCGCTGGCGGATATGCCAATGCCCACGGCAGTAACACACCAGCAACTGCTGGGTCTGGAATTGGAACCGGAGGAAATACTAACACTAACCCAACTGGTTACGGTGCCGGTGGTTGCGGTGGTGCAAACTCTGGTAGTGGACAAGCAGGCACATCTGGTGTAGTTTATATTTTACGTGGATTATAAGGAGAATAAAACTAATGGCAAATTTTGCAGTTATTAAAGATGGAAAAGTAGAAAACGTAATTGTATGTGAGTCAAAAAATGTTGCAGAAGAAGCAACTGGTTTGACTTGTGTTGAATATACAGATGTCAACCCTGCTTTTATAGGCTTGGGTTATGATGGCACTACATTTGAGCAGCCTATTGTAGAAGAACCAGAAGAGGAAACAGTAGAACTACCAACCGAATAATCATTTAAGGGGACAAAATGAATATTACATTTACAAACGTATCTGGGTTTGATGACTTGGAGCAGCCACAACCTGCTTCCAAGTTTATCCCAGATTGGTATAAAAATATGGAATCATACATTGGTGGAGAAAAAAAACCTAATGGTGACGGAAATACTAAGGCTACAATCAAACGTTGTATGCCAGTATTTGATGCTATCAACGCTGGTTATATTATTGTTTCACCTGCTGATGTATATGTAACAATTAAAGATGGACAGCAATTCTTTGAGTGGTCTACTTTAGGATTAATTTCATTTCATCCTATTGAACAAGCACCTACTCATCCAGCAAAAAACAAGCACGCTTATCCTAAGTGGGTAAATTACTGGGCAATCAAAACGCCTAAGGGTTATTCTACAATGTTTGTTCAACCAATGCACAGAGACTCTGTATTTACAATACTTTCAGGCATTGTAGATACTGATGAATATTATGCTCCAGTTAATTTTCCTATGGTAATTAACGACCCTGAGTTTGAAGGATTAATTCCTAAAGGAACACCTATTGCACAGGTAATACCGTTTAAACGTGAGTCTTGGACTATGCAATTTGGTGGAGAAAAAGAAATTAAAGAACAAGCAAATTTAGCAAATAAATTAAACACCACATTCTTTGATAGATATAAGAATATGTTTAGACAATTAAAAGAATACAAGTAATATAATTACTATCTAAGGAGTAACGTGGCTGGTCGCGACATAACAGAAGGTAGAGCCAATAGGTCTATCGCAGTTGACGTTGGTGTAGTTTCATCTACAGCAGTATGGCAGAACACCGATATGTCTTATGACGTAGCCATAGGTGGACTCCCATTCTTCTATGCAATCAATGACGCACGCCCTTACATTCGTCAGACTGCACCCTTTCGTAAGGACCAGTTCGACAATGGAGCGGAGCCAGGTGAGCAATCACTTACTGGTTGGTGGATTAGAAGTCAAGCATCGTTCCACTCTGGTTCAGGCATTAAGTTCTATGACCCTGCAACTACAGATGAGAATGGGCACTACCGCTTTGCCGACTCTAAGGGCGTCAATGTATGGACTAAGGGACAGGTAACACTGCTTAAGTCTTGTACATCTGCTCACATCACTACTGGTCCTATTGCAACTAATGGTGTAACACAACAGCACTTACGCTCAATTAAGTGGAGTCAGAATAGCAACACTTATAAAGGTGTACTCCTTCACGATGAGTATGATGTAGATAAGATATTTCCAGCAATTACTGTATCTATTAGTAATAAGGCTTTAACCTCTAACGTAGCAACATTGACAACATCTGCGGCACACGGACTGTGTGTTGGTATGCAGATTACCATTAGCGGAGTCGATGCTACCTTTAATGGCGAGTATCGCATTACAGGTGTGCCAACAACTACAACATTTACTTATGCTAAGACCGCTACTGATGTTACATCTGCTGCTGTATCTCCAGTCGGAAGTGGTGTAGCAGAACTTATTCACTTTATTGATTACAACTCAGGTACTGATTTGCCAGTCTACGCCATCTGTGATGACGGTACGTTTGCTTATTGGATTACCAATACAGCAACCAAGAAGACCGTATACAAGAAAGCACTGACAGCAACATCGGTTGATGCTAATACAATGATGTTTGATGAGATAGGTTCTATTGCTAACGCTGCAATGGAGTACGTCAAAGACCGTATCGTATTGTGTGCCGATAACAAGGTATATGAATTTTCAACATCAGCATCTGCTATGCCAACAGCGGTGTACACACACCCAACAAGCACCCACGTCTACACATCAGTGGCTGCATCAGGACCTGCTATATATGTTGCTGGCTATAATGGAATCCAATCAACTATTCAGAAGTTCACACTCTCTACTGCCGGAGTAATGCCTACTCTTACATCCGCAGTTGTCGCAGCAGAACTACCCGTTGGCGAGATTGTCCACAAGATTTATTACTACCTTGGCTATATGATGATTGGTACTAACAGAGGTATACGAGTAGCAGCAATATCTGACCAAGATGGTTCACTCAACTATGGTCCACTCATTGTAGAAACATCTCAACCTTGCTTTGACTTTGCAGCACGTGACCACTATGTATGGTGCGCTACTAGCGTAGGTGGTGAGGCTGGAGTAATCCGTATCGACCTATCTAATGAACTAGAAACCCTACGCTTTGCGTGGGCTAACGACCTTTATATGGATGGTGTTACTGGATATAAGACAACCGCTTGTGCTTTTATTGGCAACGATGACCCTAATGTTCAAGATAGACTTACATTCTGCACGGCAAATAATGGCACATCAAATGGAGCAATTTACATTGAAGATGCTTCCAACCTTCGTACATCAGGGTATCTAACTACGGGCAATATCCGCTATGGAACTCTTGAGCCAAAGAACTTCAAGCGCCTACTAGGTCGTGGTGAATTTACTTATGGTTCTATGACCCTAGAAACCGTAGATAAAAACAATGTTGAATATGACCATATCTCATATGACTCATCAGTAGCACCTATTGAGGTAGGTACATCATCTCCTGCTACAGCACAAGAGTATGTTGCCTATAAATTTATTATGTATCGTGATGGCACAGATAACACTAAGGGTCCTACATTCAAGGGATACCAGGCTAAGGCAACTATCGCTACACCTCGTCAGCGCATCTTACAATTCCCTGTCTATTGCTTTGACTTAGAGACAGACCGATACAACGCAATGATTGGCTACGAAGGCAAAGCCTTTGAGAAGATTCTAGCCCTAGAAGAAGTTGAAGAATCAGGTGACGTACTTACCTGGCAAGACTTAACTACTGGTGAATCTCGTCAGGCAGTTATTGAACAGATTTCATTCCAGCGTGCAACACCACCCGACAAACGTTTCAGCGGTTTCGGTGGAGTTATCCAAGTAACTATCAGAACGGTATAATATGACAGCGCAAGATTGGGCTGCGTTAACCGTAGCAATAATGACAATACTCGCAGGGTTTGCGGCATTTGTCAGATGGCTAGTAAAGCATTATTTGTACGAATTAAAACCAAATGGGGGCGGTTCCGTGAAAGACCAAGTGAACCGATTGGAAGAACGCGTTGACCAAATCTATCTCTTACTCTGCGAGAGCAAAGGCAAGTAAGTACGCAGTATTCTTTTTACTACTAGGCACATCTTTCTTTTGGAATCCTCAAGCAAATGCAGCAACTGCATATACTGATGTGACTTGTGCTAATCAAGAAGGCACTCAACAAACATATCAAATTGGTTGGGATAATAGTCAGCAGTTCTTTGAAGGCAAGGGTTATATCCCTAGATTATTTTGTGAGGGTGGGTATTCATCTTCAGGATTTACTATCTATGTAAGCGATAATCTTGTCGATGCTTCTACTGGTTACTATAATGGCGTATCAGTAGAACCAACACCAAGCCCAACACCAACCCCTGAGCCAACCCCAACACCTACTGTAAGTCCCAGTCCGACGCCCGAACCTTCTCCGACTGTAGAGTCACAAACTGCTCCCGCAAGTGTTGAAACTCAGACTCCCGTTGTCGAAACTTCAACTGCTCCTGTTTCAACTGAGACTGAAACTGTTTCCTCTGAGACATCAACAGCAGTACAAGAGACAGCAACAGTAGTAGATACATCGACTGTAACATCTGAGACTCCTTCAGTTCCTAATGAGCAGGCACCTAGCGTACCTACTCCGCCTCCGGCAGTGGAGCCTGAACCAACACCTGCGCCCCCGGCTCCAGCACCTCAACCTGAGCCTCAGCCAGAACCAGTTGCGATACCTGACCCTGCACCGGAACCTCCGGCTCCAGAAGAGGAACCCCCGGTACCTGTGGAAGAGCCACC